GTGTGCTCTTCCGATCTAACCCACCGGCCGCGGCGCCGTATGGGCCAAACATTGAGCCACCAGCGATTGCTCCACCCAATGCGCCAGAAACCGGGTTGCTGTAAGTTGGCGAAGAACTTGACCCGCCAAGGTTGGCTGGCTGCAAACCAATGGCGCCTTGCATCAAACTCAGGCGCTGCAAGTTGAGGTTGCGCTCGGCATCCATCTGCTGCTGCGCAAACTGTTGGCGCGAACCACCCAGGCCCATTAAGGCGCCTCCGGCTTGGTACTGTCCCGCAGTCTGCTGCTGGCCCATGTTGCCAAGTTGGCCAGCCGCACCCATGCGGAACTGCGCGCCTTGCATCCCTGCGGATTGGTTGGCCATCTCGGCTTGCTGCGCAGCTTGCAATGCCTGCGTGTAGCCCTGGCTGCGCAGGTTGGCAATCATGCTGCCAGCTTGGTTGCCGTACTGTTGGTTGGTCAGAGCCTCGGCCACTCCTTGGCGCGATCCACCAAATGCCTTGGCCTGCATTGCCTGTTGACCAGTCTGTTGGATGGCTGATTGCCTAGATCGCTCAAGATCGCCCAAACCTGAGTTGATAACCTCTTGAGTGTACGGGTTCAGATAAGACTGGATCGCGGCTTGGTTGGCGCCAACTTGCTGCGGCACATACCCAGCGCCAGCGCGAGTTAGCTCTGCCGCTGCGTCGAGATTCTGCATTCCAAGGCCGCCTTGCGCGGCTTGCTCAATCTGTGATTCGCCGGCAGTGTATTGCGGGTTGTAACCTGCAAACTGTTGCTGCCCAAGATCGTTGGACACGTCGCGTGCGTAGTCAAGGTTCCCAAGGTACGCCTGCTTAACATCAGGGTCGATTGTTTGCGTAGTGGTTTGTGGGCTGCCGCCGCCTTTGCTCATATCAATACCCCTTCAGTTTGCCGACTGCATAGCACAGCGGCTCAAAAATTAAACGATAAATCATTCCTACTTTGTCGCGCTTTGTGCCGCGCATCTCTGCACGCAAATCCAATGATCTGTGACGGGCGCAGCTTTCAAGAAACTTGCGCACCATCAGATTAGCTTTGCCATCACCACGCTTGAAGCCAAAATCAACCATCGGCAAGAACAGGGTGTGGTAGCCGACCTCGTGTGCCTTGGTCAACTTGCTTTCCGAGTACTTTAGCCAGATTGCATTGCGGAACGATCCAAAGCCGTAGGTATGGTTCATGGCGGTGCAGATAATCTTGCTGTCCCCGCCGCCGTCGCCGCCGCCGCCTTGATCTGCGTCATCTTGATCTGCTGTATCAGTAGCGTCATTGGTTGCCGCCGCAGGCCCATTGTCAGCGTCGTCTTGATCTTGAGTGTTGCCAAAATTACTGCCGACACCAATGTCCTGGCTGTATCCACCATCACCCAACCCGCCATCCCCGCCTGAATTTGAATTCCCCCGCCATGATGTCGTAAAGTTTGGAACGGCAATGGGTGCTCTAATCATCTCTGGATAAATCAATCCAGAGTATTCGCTCTGCACTCTTGGCACATCACGCGACATGATGGGTTGGCCCATAAACGACTGGCTCATTGGCCGCGCAAGAATTGCCTGCTGGGCTAATGCGGTTTGGTCAACGTAAGGTACTGGCGTTGGCATTGATGCGTTGCCAATTGCGGTTGCGTACCGTTGCAAATCGTCTTCTGTAATTTGTCCACCTAAACTCATTTCAACTCCTTGGAAAGAATAAACCACTCGGGCTTGTATCCCTCATCCTTCAAAAATGTTCGCTCCCAGCCTTTGCGGCCAGCCAGTGAGACCCTTGTGCATCCGACCGACTTGCCCCAGCCCTCGATGTGTGAACGCATGATCTTGAGTTCATCAAGGTCTCCGCCAGCAAGAAAGAAGTGCAAATCCTTGAGCCTCGGGTAAACAACTATCTCTGTGATAACCGCCGAATTAGCATTTGGCCAAAGCTGAAATCGTTTGCTTAAGACGCCACCAGCAATATCGTCAAAGGTGTGCGTGCCCTGTGAGTATTCTAAAGCCGCCTCAATGTATTTTCGACACCTATTTAGCTCTGCAAACGTGTCGGTCATAGTGCTGCCACCACAATTGAGCCAGCGTTACTGACAGTGACCTGGAATCGAGTGCCATTTGCACTTGCCAAAATCAATCTTGTCCTGATCTCAACATCTTGGTTGCGCTTGAAGTCGTTTAAGTCTTCGCGCTCAAGAACGGCGCGCATGGCATTTTGTTCGCGTGAGTCGTAGCGCTCTGGGGCTGGTGGAAGTTTCATCGCTTACCACCCGACACCGCCTCAAGGCGAGGCACACCAACTCGCCAAGAATCATTGCCACTTGATTCGATCTTCATTTTCACTTGCCTTGCTGTAAACCTGACATCTGTCGGGTTGCTCATGGTGTACGGGCCAAAGGATGACTCCTCGCCATTGGGGTAAAACTTGGTCTTGAATGTCATGGTGACTTCGCCTTGGGTCAACTCATCTGGCACCAGTTGCCGAGCCGACATCAAATTATCACCGATGCCAATTTGAATTGGGCCAGACTCAGCGTACTGAACAGCGCCATCAAAGTTAAAGCCAACTTCATGCTCGTAGATGTACCCATTGGCCCCGACCAACAGCGGGTTGGCAAATACCCCGGCGTCTGTTCCACAGGTTCGCGCCAGAGACCCGATTGCCCAATGCCCCTCTTGGTAATTAAATGAGACGTAAGAGTCCAATTCATTGGAATCCGAGGACGGGTAATACCACCAAATTTCGCGGAATGCGCTGTTGTGGACAGCGTAAATCTTGCTGGATTGAGTTATGTTCAGGTTGCGGAATACATAGTCCCCAACATCCGATTGGAGGGGCTTGACATATCCATCAAACATCCAAAACCCAGATCGGCTCATCCAGATAGCCATCGTGTCAACCGCCGCCACAGCCTGCTGAGATATCAGGCCGCAGCCGCTGCCAATCTTTTCAAAGTTGTAAACAAATGGCTGGCCGATGTATTGGCTCTGATGCACATCTGTATCGGTAAAAAGTAAGTTCACGCCGCGAACCTTCTTGCCGGCCATGAGTTTGCCCGGCGTGGCGATCTCATAGTCGCCAGCTTGGTTGGTCGTAAGTGGCGCCCAGCTTGTGTTGTTTTCTTGGTCGCACCAAGCAACCTTCCTTGGGTTGCCACCGGCGCCGAGTGCAAAGACAAAGCGCTCGGCGGTAACCATCATTGATTGGCAGCTTACGGGTGAATTGGCAATTTGGGCCGCAACTGTTGGCGTTGCAAAATCAATCTGCCACTCGTAAATCTTGCCGTCTGCATTGCTACACCCAACAAGGTATTCACCCCAAGTGTCTAAAGCCCATGTTGTCGCTGGGATGACATTACCAAGATCAGGTCGAGCCACTCCATAGGCGTAGGCACCATAAGACCCGTAACCATAGCCAAGCGTGACAACAGCGTCAACATAACCAGACACAAATCCTGGTGGCGTGATGTCCTTGATTACACCGGCCGAGTTAGATGCAAACAACCCAGAGTGGGTGCCAATGCCAATAAATCGCTCGGCATCGTTTGTACGCCAAGTGATAATTCCACGAGCCACCCCGGTAACAGTGTTCTCTGAGCGCTTTCTCCAGCCACCAACCGGCCGGATTGAGCCCTCTTTCCAGCGAACAAGGTTTGCGTCAAACCATCGACCTGATGCCTGAAGTTCTGTGCCGTTGCGATAGACGCCCGGTGGAATTTGTAGCGGAATGTATGCCATTGTGACCCCTGAGTATTCCGCTATTTTCTCACGCAGACAGCATTTTGAGATGTGCGTTTGACTTCGCCACGGGTCAAGCGTAAAGTCGGACGCCGGCTCTATCAATAATAAGCGCTTGCCTGCGGGGAAGCAGCCCCGCGTTGTTAGGTATGCTGATGTGCGTCCATGCATCAAATTCACGAATGATCTGGTCATAAGGTAGGCCAGAATCAATCAAAGTTTGGACAACCTCATTCGGCGTCATTCCAGGAACGCGGATGTCTGCTGCGCATCCGATTCGATGCTGACTCGTATCCTTTGATCCAACCGAGTCGTTGACCTCTTTAGACCGGAAACCCGAGTTAATCATGATTGGCTTGCCGCCCAGCTTTGATCTGACTTTCTCCAAGAACGTGGCCAAGCGCGTAAGGTTGGCGACTTCATCGGAGTTTGGGATGTTGTCAAACTGGCGGTGACTGGTGGCCGTCAATTCTTCCAACGAAAAGTGCTCGGTCAGATTCATTTTTTAACCCTCATGTCAGCAAGTTTTTCAACAGTGCGGCCGCCGAAGTATGCGAGAAATATAATCTGCCCCCACTGGCCCAGCAGGTTGACGTAACTTTCTTGCGCGTTATAACCAAAAGCGCTCATCATAGTGAAGACAAAGTACGCCACAAAAATGGCAATCAAGGCCATGGGCCGGATATTTTTGGACAACCATGAGTCAGACCCCATGTCCGCTTCCCAGCGCGCTGAAATCGCAGTCTGCTCCACCTCGTAGAGCTTTGTTTCGTTGGCCATCTTGGTCAACTCGCCATCGTGCTGCATCTTGGCCAGATCAAGTTGAGCCTTGGCCTTGGCTTCTGGATCAGGTATCAACTTATCAATTAGCTTGGTGCCGACTTCAAATAATGCTGTTAGCGGAAACATAAGTGCCCTTTAAGTGCCACAGTTGCCAGTGCAGCGTGTCTGGATTTCATAGATAAACCATCCAACCGTGAAGAGCAATCCAACGGTAACAAAAGTAATCAAAGCAATGGTGTAGATTTCCTCCACCTCATCTGCTTTGCGCTTCTTGGCCTCACGCTCTTTTCTCGCTTCGTGCGCCGCTTCCCGATTGATGGACGCTGCACGGGCCACGATCTTAAACCATACCTCCATTTTGTTCGACTGGAAAAAGAGCATCTTGACTTCTTCTTCAAACACACGGGCTTGCTCAATTGCCAATTCCAACTCAATAGCTTGACCCATCGCTGAACCTTTGAATCCGCCCTTTTTTGACTGCTGAATAACCGTAATTGCATCAGCCTTTGCTGAAAAGAATTTGCCCAGCACAGGCCCAAGAGACTCGACATCGTTCACTGTCTTAGCTGCGGCCTTGACCAGCTTTACGGCTGTCTGTATTGCGGCTAGGGCAATGAACGGGTCTATCATTATTTGCTTTTTAAATATGGTTTCCGCTGGGGTCGTACGGGTCAAGGAGAGGCTCTGCCCAAGCAGCAATAGCCTTTCTCCAGCCTGCTCCTTGGTTGTGCCTTGAGAGCCGTGAAGTCACTGTGGTTTCCTGTGGAAGCTCTAGCAGAAGGGGTGTCATTACAAACACATTCACAAAGCAATCTAGCAGGTAGCCAACAATCAGGACAGGGTAGCCAAGGGCCATAGCTGTCTTAGTAAGCAGGCCAGCATCCTTAGCCCTCTTTAGATTCATCACTGCAAGATAGAATATCCAGAGGGCGTAGGTGCTGCCGAGGCCAGCCAACACTACGTACAAGATGTTCATGGCTTTGGAAACCTTTCCTTAACCGCGAGGCAGGCATCAACATACTCTTGAACCTGCTCAGCGCTTCCCTTGACGATGCCGTCTAGGTAGTCGCTAAAGGGTGGGTAAGCTGCTGCACGGAGTTCTTGGTAGGTTGGCGCTGGTGGAATGTCCGCAGGCTCTGGTGTGTTGCCTTCTGAGAACCATTGGAGATAGGCTGCGTAGTCTGTGTTGGCTTTGTCAGCGGGAATGCTGGCGTTGTCTGACAGGCGGGTGATGCTTGGGGAGGTGGTTAGTTTGTACATTTATAGCTCCGCTGAAAATAGAATCGTACTAAATGCGCCAGATGTTTGGTAATGTACAAAAGATGTTGCGCTCGTGGACGCGAGGGTGTAGCCAGAGCCACCCCCTGAAGCTGTCGGTGCCGATCGCATAGAAACGGGCAACTGCTGCGGAATAGAAACGCCGGAAGAAGAAGGAATGAGCGTCGTAGTTGAATACGCATACCGCTGGCACATAATAAACTCACGCCCATAGTCACGGTAGTCGAATGCCGTGGCTGTGCTGCCTTTTTCCAATTGCACGCCTGTGATGTAGAAGGTGGCTCCGCTTGTGCCGACTACTGAGGTTGCTCCGGTGGCTGAGAAGAAGTTACCCGCTGCCCATGCTCCAGCAGTACCGCTGAAAGTAGCTCCTGTGCCTAGACCAAAAACAACAAGAATTCCTGAGCCATTAGTTGCACCTACCCAAGTGCCAGTGGTATCACCGGCAACAGTGACAGAAATAGTAGTCCACGTATTTGCAACGGGTATGGAATAAGTAAATGGATAGCTTCTGTTTGTTGTGGCATTAGTGAAAGCGCCGCCAAATGTTCCGGTTAAAGAAGAATAAACTCTAAAAGAAAGCGTGACAGTAGCGGCATTTGCTGTACCCCAATTTAAATCGGCGGTATTGAATCCTTCAATTTTGTGGATGATTGAAAAGTAATCACTAGCGACAACAGAATACGCAGACAATGAAGTAACGCCGAGATAGTTAGTAAACCCAACTGGTGCGGTTATTGCGCCAGTATTTTGCTGAATTGTGTATTTGGATGCTTGAGTCAATAAGCCAGACCACCTGTCTAAAGCGTATGAACCATTTGTAGGTGTAACACTAGCCCCAGCTTTCCGCTGGTCAATCCGCATATCTCCATTGATAATCCGGTTCTTGAAGCCAAAGCCGCTTGGCGCTGTTTGTAAAGTGGAAAGGTCTGGGAAGGTGATCGAGTCACCGCTTACTGATAATGTCATAGCTGCTCCTATTCATACATGATGTTGACTGAGCCAGCATCGAAAGTGTCTGTGCCGTTGACTGTGGTGATACGGATACGGTCTAGGATACCGGGTATAGCAATACTTCCTGAACACATCCAATGATATGAATCACCTCTTGATGCGCCTCCTTGTGATATCCAAACATTACCTCCAAATGTAGCAATAGTAACAAGCCCTCTAAATACATCAGTAACGCCGCCCCCTGACGTAACAATCAAACCAGTTGTTGAAGTAAAACCAAATTGAGCAGCTCCAGCATAGGCAGAAGTACTAACATATCCTGATGTAGTCACAGAACCCACACCTAATTGAATTTGAATTCCACTAGCTCCACTTGATGAAACCCCATTAAGCATGACAGCAATCCGCTTAACCCAACTAGGAATCCCTGTAAAGTCAATGCTTGTTCCGCTTGTAGTTGCCTGTGCTGTGCCTAATGTCAATGGCTGGGCAAGCATTACGGGAGTAACTACGGAGGTTGAGCCCGTATTAACCAATGTCCCCGTAGCATCCGGCAAAGTAATCGTGCGGTTAACATTTGAATTAGGCGCTGCAATGGTGAATACGCCTGTACCATTTACATCACCAGCGATAGTCACCTTTGAC